CCAATCACCTGCCCATCCAACCTTAACCTCAGCCTCGTTATAGTAAGTGAAGCCACCCTTCTGTGTCACAACGTCAGCGTAGAAATCCTCTTCTGTATTGACAACTGTGTGTCCGTTATTCTCTAGTAGGGTGACAAGTTTGTTCTTAGCTGGCTCATCATATGCTTCATACAACGCACGATTAAAACTCTTTCTGACTGGTTTCAATTAAATATTCCTTAAGTTCTGTGTAGCCCCCAACGTAGGTGCCATCTGGTTTAAAGATCTGCGGTACGGTGGTCATACCAGCTAATTTAACTAATGTCAAGACCCATTTACTAGATGGAGAATCAACTGAGTACTCTGTGAAAGAATATCCTTTAGACTTTAACAACTCTTTAGCTGTATCACAAAAGTTACATTGAGATCGTCCGACAATTACCCACATAATGTTCCTTTATTTGTTGTAGTGTAAGCAGTTTAGGTACATGCTCAGGTACAAAGATTAGCTTGCTAAGAATGTAATGGCAGGCATAGCAATCTTTTCAATAAAAGTACCAGTGAAGATAGCTATTACTGGTACTACGATAAGTGCTGATAGAAAAGTCATGTTGTATTTCCTTTATACTAAGTCTACGATTTCACAGGAATCACCAGAACACGCTAGTGTCTGACTCCCTGCGGTGTTGTCTTCCTTCTCATAGTTGGCTAGGTCTTCCCAGTTAATACTGCTAGGCATGAGAGATAGAAGTTCTTTGTAGTCACTCTTACCACAGTCTTGGTAAGGGGCTTGCTGGTATGTATGCTCATTGAATGGAAGGAATGACACACCAGACATCTCATCGAAGTGTTTGTAAACAAAGGCACCTACTTCAAACCACTCATCTGATTGAACATTTATTGTCACACTAGGCTTATGTTCTGACCAGTACCTCTGATACGCCAACCACATCTCTAGCTGTTCAATTGCTGTAGTATCTTTGGTACATACCGCACCCTCTGGTGCCTTCTGAGGGAAACTAAACACAGTAATCTGGTCTGGCTTTGTTACGTCTGGCGCATTAGGTATGCCTTGATCCATCATAAACTGTGTCAGTGGGTCTTTGTTGTCACCACGTACAGTACGAATATAATAGGGTGAGTGACGAGCGTGTATGCCAGAACTGGAATTAACAAGTTGTGATACCGTACCGGAAGGCTTAACGCATGTGATAGCAGTAGAGACAGGGATGCCAAGGCGTTCAGCCCACTCAGCATTAGTAGCCACGGCGATAGACTTAAGATGCTCAAGTGTTTTCTCCAAGCCTGCGTTCTTAGTTGTAAGTAATGGGTTATCCATTATCCCTGTGAGTGACACACCCAACAGCCGTTCTTCTTCTGTATTCTTCTGCCAAATCTTTCGCAAGTAAGGGAACTTTGTGTAGGTAGCCTGCACTGTACCCAGGATTGTAGCTATACGAACCTTTCTTTCAAGTGTCTCAAGAGTATCTGTCGCACGTACTACACACTCCGTTAAATTACACACCTGACCTGATCGTAAAATTATCTCACTGCACGGATTTGTTCCAAAGTCATAGCTAGGATCACGCCTACCATTCTTAGCTGCTTGTTTCTTAGCTGCCTCACGGTTGAAGATACCTCGTTCACCTGAGCCTGACTCAACCAAGGCCATCCACTCCCGCATGAATGCTAGACTGTCAGGTTTCTTTGAATAGGCTACTGAGTTGTTAGCCATACCCCGATAGCCAAAGCGGTAGATGTTTTGATCTGGTTCATCCCACCACTTACCTGATTTAGCATGTCTAATTTGATCATCGTCTAGGTTGCTTAGTGAAATCATGGCGCTACGTCGTACACCACCAACCACTACTATTTCACCTATCTTACACATGATGTCATGGCACTCAATAGATGACAGCTTACGGTTTTGTGCATCTCTAAAGGTACGTACTACAAAGTTAAAAAGATCTACCAGTGGGCCTGGACCTGAGGCTCGTCCACCAAATGTCTTAAGCCTTGCGCCAGCTGGGCGGATACGAGTTACATCCCACGTAGGAACCTCACCACTATACAGTAGTGCAATCACTTGACGCAAAGCTTTTGCCCAACCTTCCTTACTGTCCTTAACAACAATGTTAGTCTCACTCTCAAACAACTCAGGTACATCTGGAAGCTTATGAACGTACTGACGCTCAACTGAGAAGCCTACACCAGTGCCACAGAGTAAGATAAACATAGCCTCATCGAAAGCTTTGATGTCATCTACTGCTAGGTATGAGCAGTTATACATTGAAATATTATCCCGGAAAGCTGCAGGGCCAGCCGTCATTAAACTTCGCATAGATGGCATTACATCTAAGCTTAGGATAGCCTCTTCTATTTCTTTGATATATGTATCAGTCCCTGCAACAGGGTGTACAATATTTTCCATGTAACGGGCCACTGTTTCTGACCAAGTTTCACGGCGTCCTTCTTTGTCAAGCCAGCGTGCGTAACGTGACTTGTGAATGAAAGCTTGGTAGTCTGTTGGTAGGTGATTACTAATCATTCTTCTTTACCTCGTTCGTTTTTGTCGCTATCTAACCAGACCATACGATCAATGTCTGCCCTTATCATACCAATATCTTTTAACTCACGGTCTGACAAGGTGTTAAGTATCTTGATTGCCTTTCTATGTTCTGACCACATAACAGAATACCTCATAAATCTTATAAATAAATTGTTAGTCCACTTCACCTGTTATCCCCTGATCCTTTTAGTACACCACGCCGTTGGCGGCTATCTAATTTTAACCTATTCATTTCTGCTACTGTCTGCAATGTACCACCGTATAGGTTTGCCAAGGCTGCTACATAGAAGAGTACATCGCCTAGTTCCTTTAGTGTACCTTCCTTGTCAAAAATTGCACCATCTCTTCCTGACTTCTTAAGCTTCTCAGCTACCTCCCCTGCTTCTCCGACAAGACCTAAGGTGTTCTCTATCTGACGTGCCCTACCCTTAGTTAGTATCTTACCTTCTACCCATTGGCTGTATGCTGCTAACTCATTATGAGGTACACCATCTGCGTTAAACTTGTCGGTGTATTCTTCTATGTCTGTCTTGTACCGTATTGAATCAATGTCCTCTTTTGTAATCATTCCTCTATCCTTTTCCACTCTGCTATCTCAGCATCTAAATTAAAGTACTCATTAACATCTATCATATTTTCTTCAACCAAGTACGCAATGACAAACCTTTCACTGATTTCATTCTGTTCAAGTAGAAGTTCAAGACCATAGTTATCAACAAGAGCTTGAAGCTTACTTTCTAAATCAAACATTGTCAACCACCTTTAATTCCCTTCTTGATAAATGTCTACTGTAATAGGATCAATAGACTTAGTGAAGTGTTTAACCATTTCGTAAGCATCATCAAATGAGTAACACTCTACCTCTTCATTTAACAATCGGCCATCTTCTGTTTCGACAAGACATAAATTGTAACAACCATCCTCATCGTATGATAGGTATGGACCTTCAATGACACGGTGTATCTTTAAGATCATTTCTTTTTCTCCTTCAACCATGCCTCAGGGATAATCTCTTTATCGAATAGATAACCATTCTTGTTACACCAATCCCCATACGTTGTTTTAGATCCTTTGTAAAGCTTTGAATTAGGATTGGAGAAAATAAATCTAATGTCTAACTCAGGGTGTTGCATTTTTACCATGAGGTGTTTGGTTCTGTCTGAGTGAATGAAGCGTCCTTTGGTTTCTACTATTATACCATTGTCAAGTACAAAGTCAGGGGTGTATGTTTTAAACCTTAGGTCTTGCCACTTGATACGCATCTTCTCGTACTCGAACTTAACCTTAAACTTCTTTAGGTAAGCTGCTGTCCTCTTCTCTAAGCCAGATCTGAATCGCATTTGGGTGGCTCCCACTGTTGTCCTTCGTAGCGACGTAACCACAGCAACCTGGCATTCTCAATGACACGGGCTTCTTCCCCGTTGTAGGCACGTAAGCATTCCTCGTACATCTCAGCCTCAGTCGTACACTCAGCTAACATCTTAGTAGCCTTAACTGGACCTATACCATACAGGCCAACGATGTTGTCAGCCTTGTCACCTGTCAGTATCTGATTGTAAAAGAAACGTAAGCCCTCAAACTCACCTACCTCAGTCATGGTACGTTTGTTGGGGTTGTAATGTGAGCATGGTATCTGAAGCATGTCTTTATCTATTGACACAACAATAGCATCCTTGCCGTAGTTGGTAGCCCATATCCCACATAGATCGTCAGCTTCCTCACCCTTAGATACAATAGCATCCCAGCTATCTATCATGTGCTTACGTATAGCCTGTAGGTGTTGAGGTTTCTCTACTCCTTTGCGGTTACCCTTGTAGGTATGGGTGATAGATACATCATACCTGAAGTTACCCTTACCTGTAAGAAAGACTGCGTAGTTGTTAGGATCTATTTCCCACATAACTTCATTAAGAGATTGAGTAAGGATGTCATCTAACTTGTCAAGGGCATCCTCTACTGGGTCATTCTCACAGGAAAAAGCTGCACGGTAGGCAAAGGGGTCACCGTCTACTAACACTTGTTTATTATTTTCCATTTAAC